GGACGATGGGGAAGAAAAACCCAAGGCCAAGAAAAAAGGCAAGGGCACAGAGCCTGCGGATGTGGCTCCGGTGGCCGCTGAACCCATTGAGCCCGAGGCTCCGGCTGAACCAGAAGAACCAGCTGCAGGCAATGACGAAGGCGATGGTCCAGGTGAGTACGAGCTGATACACAATGGCGTACGAATAGTTAGAAGATTCAACAGCAGAGAAGATGCACGTCAACAGATCATGGACCGTAATCCGACCATGGATATTGATACCGTTACAATTAGAAAACTTGGCTAGACAATCAAGCAAAGTATGCTATAATTAGCATAATATCAAGGAACATAATGAAATTTGAAATTCACGCCGAGCGTAATGCCAGTGACAAAAAAATATTTTACTACGATAACGAAACAAATCGATTAACTCATGCTGATGGTACAGTATTTGAATATCCCACTATGCCCAAGTCTATGGAACAGACGCCATATAAGCCGTTTGATAAGAATAATCCGTTGAAGAAGTCACGTAGTATACAACATTTAAAAATACAAATGGGATTAAGTTGTAACTATTCCTGCGACTACTGTAGTCAAAAATTTGTAGAGCGAGCTCCGGAAACTAGTAAAAAAGATATCGATGCTTTTTTGGAAAAACTCAATGTGTTAGAGTTTGACGAACAACGTGGTCTTAAAATTGAATTTTGGGGAGGTGAGCCGTTTGTTTACTGGAAAACCATGAAGCCATTAGCTGAAGAACTAAAGGAACGGTTTAAAGATTGGAAACGAAAACCACAGTTTAGTGTCATTACCAATGGCAGTATTCTAACTGATGAGATAATAGACTGGTTGATGATGATGGATTTCGTAATTGCCATTAGCCATGATGGGCCAGGGCAAAGTGTACGTGGTCCAGATCCATTCGATGATCCAGAAACTCGGGAACGTATATTGGGATTATATCGTCAGATGTCACGCCTTAAAAAGGGATTTAGTTTCAATGCCATGCTTAATAGCAAGAATAAAAGTCGCAAGGCCATTTATGAATGGTTTGCGAATATAACTGGGGATCCTGACGTTAGATTAGGCGAGGGCAATATTGTTGATGCTTACGACGAAGATGGTATTACTAACTCGTTGATAACTATGCAAGAACATTTTGATTTTAGACGCCAAGCGTTTGGTGAATTGTTTGCTGCAGAAGGCAACCTTGGGTTTATGATTCCCGTCAATAAAGTAAAAGAGTTTGTACACGGTGTGTTGAGCCACAACGATGCCAAATATCTAGGACAAAAATGCGGCATGGACAACGAAAATACACTGGCCATTGACATGCGTGGCAATGTAATGACTTGTCAAAATGTCAGCAGTTTAGAGACTAGTAAAAATGGTGAGAGTCATCTAGGTGGAAATCTAGATGACTATGATAACGTAGAATTAAAGTCAGTGACACATTGGTCAAATCGTAAAGAATGTCCTGAATGTCCCGTGTTACATTTATGCAAAGGTGCCTGTATGTTCCTAGATAAAAAATTCTGGGATATCAGTTGTGCCAATTCTTACAGTGACAACGTGGTCATGTTTGCTTTGGGCATACACGTTCTAACGGGTTATATACCCACATTAATCAAAAGTGATACATTGCCTTTAGAGCGTCAAGATATTTTTGGTACTATTTTTACTCACAAAGATAAGTCTTCCAAACCGTTGATACCCATTAGAGTTGTTAGCGAAGTCGTTGGTGAAATTGAAGGCATAGCAGTCTATGGCAAATCAAAGATTGTATTAGAATAAATACAATATGACATTACCAGCATCCGGACAAATTGCATTTAGCGACGTCAATACAGAAATTGGCAGATCTGCTACCTATTCTTCAGATTTGTCTTTTTTGAATTCACAAATTAAACCAAGCGTAAGACCAAGTACCCCTTATCAACTAAATCAATTTTACGGATTGGCGTACTTTCAAAACAACGCAGAAGGTAATTGTACAAATAATGGTGCCAATTGCAGTGGCAATTGCACTGCAGCCACCACCGGCGGACGGGCAGAAGGTAATGAAAACTGTCAAGTTTGCGTCAATTGTGCCACGGTAAACTGTGCCAACTGTGATACACAATCATACCTACAAACCAATTGTAATTGTGCATGTACGTATAATTGCAACAGTAATCAAAACTGTTTTACAACTGATTGTAATTGTTCAAAGATCATTTGTACACACCTATATGAAATAGGGCTTATGCCTCAAAAGATTTTTGAAGCAGATCAAGCGTTTGGAGAATATTTGAAAAAAGAAAATCCATCCATCTATCGAGGTTATATTCGCTGGGCAGAAATTATTGTTGATGGCATGCGTGGTGTAGGGCCTGATTTTATGTTTTGGATAAAAGAATCTCAACGTAAAGAACATCAAAAAGCTGCAGTTATACGTTGGTCCAATCGTGTGGCCAAACCCTGGAGCGAGCATATGGCATATGTAATGAACGCTACCAAAAGAGATAATTTGTTGGGACGTATTATTATGAAATTAGGACGACCAATTTGTCAATTCGTAGATTTCCTCCCAGTGAGCAATACCCCTACAACATTAATACAAGTGTATTCCATATGGGCAGCATTTATCAGCATTTATTTTATTGCAAAAGCATATGTGTCTATTAATAATTTTTTCAACCGACTACGTGGTCGTGTAATACAGGAAGTATAAAATGCCTCTAGCACCATTGACTGTCCATTTTGATGAATATGTTTATTCTAAATTATTGAGTCTACCTGACTCAGAAAAACATAGAGTTTTTCAAATGCTAACCGATTATGCTGATATTTTATATCAAATATTAGATCCAGGCAATCATCCTATATTGGATCATATATTGGGTACCCCGAATGCGGCATGGGATGCCGTTATTGCGGCTGGTGGTACGTTAGATATTGACCACAGTCAATATGAACAGCTAGTCAAAGAATACGATGCTTGGAAATCAACACAGTGATCTAGAACGATACCACTGGTATCAAAACGCACAGAATTTATTTTGGAAAAGCCCTATATGGGAAGTACAAACACGTTTTGATGAGACATTCAATAATCAACTGTTAGATGAAATATATAGTATAGGTCAAGACATTTACTCAGGAGTTGACCGTGACCCCAGCAACAGTATTTGGGATTACCGTCGTCCCAATCTCGATATACTTAAACAAGAAATAATTGATGTTGTAACAAAAACAATCGTACAAAATATTCCGGAGATACGATTGCTAAATTTGTCTGGATGTGAACATTTTATGGGTTGGATTAATGTACGTGAGCCCGGAGAAAGATTAGAAGTGCATGGGCATACAGAAAGTGCGATTGCGGCCACTTATTATCTTAAAGCCAAAGATGGTTGTGGGGATTTGGTATGTTTCGACACTGCTGGTGCAATTGATTGGGATAAGAACACATTAAGTGGCAGTCCTTATGTACGAGAACGTAGATTTAAGCCAGTTGAGGGACGACTAATATTTTTCCCTAGTTATGTATTACACGGAGTAGATGAAAATAAAAGTACAGATCTACGTATCAGTTTATCAACCGACTTACGCAAAGTGATTGACAAAAACAGTAGCAATACTGTAATATTAAAGTCATGGGCCGGGCGTATGGCCAAAATTCGAGAATGGAAATGTTCACCAAGTTAACCAAACCTTTTGAGACACCACTTTATATTGTCACTGATGGATTAAAAACTTTTACCGGGACCGACGGTCTAGGTATAGACTACAAAAAAATATGGTCCCCTGATACTGACAGATTATTCGCCCTATTGCCAAGACGGTACTGGAAAGATTTCCACTTGACCATTATGACCATTAATACTCGAATACCACCGCATACTGATACAGAGATCAAAACAACAATTAATTTTTATATTACTACAGACAACTGCCGTACTGTTTTTTATCGTACAAAGACATTAAAGCCAACAACTTTTCAAATTGAAAATCAAACAGACGGATTTATATTTGAGGATAGTGACCTAGAAGAAGTTGACAGTTTTGTTGCTCGCCCAAACGAAGCATGGGTATTAGACGTTAAACAAATACACAGCGTAGAACCTGCAGGCAAAGTGTTACGCAAAGCTGTTACTGTAGGAACACACATACATAAATATGATGCCGTAATTGAAATGTTAAAAGAAACGAATAGCATATGAATGTATTAAGAAGAGAAATGTTTATAACCCCGGTATGGGAAGTCGATACTGGGTTTGGTATTGATTTTAACGTACAGTTACTTAATGAGCTTAATCAATACTACCAGTCTGGGAGCAGTATAGATGACTCAAATATATGGAATTGCATTACCCCTTGTATTTCTAAAATTAATCAAACCATATTGGATATTGTTAAATCTGAAACTTTAGGAGAAATTGCAGTCAACTATTCGAATCCCGATGATATTGTTTACGTACACTCTAGAGGGCATATGAATTACCATTTACCGGGCACTGGGCTGTCTATACATGGGCACGGTGGCAGTAAAATTAGTGCTACTTACTATATTAACGCACCAAAAGGTTGTGGAGATTTATTATTGATCGATCCACGCGGTGGAGTAGATTGGGAAAAGGGTATGGACGGATGTAACGGTAGTAAATTTAATCGTGTAAAACCACGCGAAGGTATGTTGGTGTTTTTTCCTAGTTTCATTTTACATAAAGTTGAAGAGAATCATAGTACTGAACCACGTATTAGTTTAACTACAGATATATCAACGATTACTAAGGCAAATATAAGATATTTTTCAGAATTAATTAAACAAGGAAAATTTAATGTGGTTTGAAAAACTCAACTTTCAAGTTGATATAGAAAAGTTACGCCAAGAAATTCGCGAAAGTGTGTTTACCTTAGGTCATCAAGTTATCCAGGGCGAAGAATTTGAAACTCCACAGTATCATGGATTTGGGGGATGGAGTATTCTAAGCCGAATGGCCGATTGGCGAGATGGGTGGGAATCTATACAGACTGAACAAGGACTGACATTAGAGAGTTTTTTACCTACCAAAGAACTCATACTCAAAGCCTATAAACATTTTGATATTGCACATAGTCTAGAACATGATAAACCTACGCAGGCTTATGTGGGAGAAATTAAACGTGTAATGGATCAGCTTAAAGAATTAGGACTTCAACCAAGACGTGCTCGTGTTACCTGTTTACAAGCGGGATGCAAAAGCCTTGTGCATAAAGACTCTAGCACCACTGAATATATGGCACGTATACACATTCCTTTATGGACCAACGAAAAGTGCGTACATATATGCGATGGCACACATCTTCATATGCCATCTGATGGGTCAACATATATGCTATGGGTAAATCAATGGCATCAAATTCGTAACGATTCTGATACAGATCGTTTCCATATCATTATGGATGCGTACGATACAAAACATGTCACTGAGTGTTTTAAATACGAAGGCGATTTCAGCCAACTTGAAAATTTTGCTCGTGGCGGCAGAGAACAAATTGATTCAATTGAAGTAACCAAAGACGATGCCATATTTTTTGAAGCTCTTAAAGACAGATATGTGACAAACAAAAATAAATAGTGTATAATACGAGTTATTGCTGTATGAAGCTGAGAGAACAGTGTTCTGGACGGGGGTGCGAATCCCCCCAGGTCCACCATAAACATATTACTAAATCGGCAACCGGTAAAACGTTGATTATCCGGGGCAGGAAGTCTGGATACCTTGTAGTATGTTTTTGATGGGCCTGACCTAGATTCGACAGGGCAACAAGTAACAAAGTGGACAGCACATCAGAGTAGATGTCAAAACTAAAAAAAGTAAACGCAAACGACTCACAGTTTCGCATTGCAGCCTGATAAAGGCCGCTAGGGTAGGAAATACCTCGTAACAGAAACCACCAAAAACCCGCTTCGGCGGGTTTTTTTAATTTGTATAAATAAATTATAGCAGGAGTATACTATGAGCACAGAATTTTTTAAAAAATACAACGCACAGTTGAAACAATTGTCAGAATCTTATGACATGGGGGGAAACGTCTACGAAGTTAACCTCACATTGATGTTACAAGACTTTGTAGAAGCAAACAGCGAAGAGGAAGCAGAGCAGAATTTTAGGGAAATGTGGAGTAGCGTAGACGAGTTGCTGGACCACGCTAGTATAACAGTAACAGAAGCACCAAACTACTATAAGCCTTAAAAAGTTATCGAACACCAAACCCGCTTTGGCGGGTTTTTTCTTGACTATTGTTGTAAAAATACAACAGTTGATTAAATCAAAGATGTGTTATAATTTTGACATCGTAACAAACTTTGGAGTCAAACTATGACATCGATCGCAGACGTTGAAACACAACATGACACACGCCACGGCGGACCATTTGACCGCGGATCAGCTGATTCGTACTATGGACGTCGCCGTAATCCACATTACTATGTGGGTGGCACAGGTCACAGCAAGCCCATCATGGAATTGACTGCTGATGAACTTGATGCTTATCACGCCGGCTACGATTTCAACGAATTGTTGGGTGAAAGAAAATCATATGATTGATTTTAAAACTATGAAAAAATATCTAGATCCAGATTTCCTCATGCCCTTTCTCATCTTTTGTGTGATACAGCCCGGCATAATGCTGGTGGCCATTACTACATTTATTTGGGCCGTTATAACTCACTTGTTGTAAAAATACAACAATATCAACATTAAACTTGTGCTATAATAATCACATTGTTAAACAAATGGAGTTGTCAATGAATACACCTTGGAGCGTGGTTGCAGAACTTGAAGCAGACAACAGTCGGCTGGCCAAAGAAGCCGTTATCCGCCGCGAAAGTGATGCAGGCAATGATGAGCTGTTCAAAGGTTTCCGTTATGCCTATGATGCCATGATCACATTTGGCGTTAAAAAGGTTGATGAGAAATCAGGTGACGGACGTGGCATCACTGCAGAAGCATTTTGGCGTACTGCCGATCAGTTACAACGTCGTGAACTAACAGGCAATGCTGCACTAACAGCAGTGAACTATCTGCGTATGAATGCACGAGAGCAGGAATGGAATCAATGGTATAGACGCATCTTGATCAAGGACATGCGTTGTGGCACCAGCGATACCACTGTTAACAAACATGCAGATGCAAAATATCACGTGCCTGAATTCACTTGTCAATTGGCACACGATGGTGCCAAGCATGAAAGCAAGGTTTCAGGTAAGAAAATAATTGAGGTCAAGCTGGATGGTGTTCGTGTGATCACCATTGTTTATCCCAGTGGGCAAGTTGATCAGTACAGTCGCAACGGCAAAGAACTTGTGAACTTTGATGTAGTTCGACGACAAATTGCCAAACATGCTGTGTTCTTCCGTGAGCCCATGG